CTTGTTGCGGACGGTGTCTTATCGGCTCGTAGAGGTTCAGGAACTTGTCCACCACGGGACGGTAGTCCACATGGTCGGGGACGGTGCAGAAGCCGTCGTACTTCGGCACGGTGGCGAGATAGTCCTTGCCGTAGTCCTGCCGCAGTGTTTCGTTGTTCCACACGATGCGCTTCTTCACATAGCCTCCGTTCAGACGGGGCTGGTTCACTAACTTGTAGAGGGTAGTACCCACACGGATAAACTCCTCATTTTCAAAGTTGCCTTGTTTCATTAGCACTTCATTTTTTTGTTTAATCAGTGCAAAACTCGGCAATTAGCGCAGAACGGATTAACAACTCACGCATACCTCACGTAAGATTTTCTTGGATTTGGCTTTATGACATACAACAAAAGGAGGGTGTGTCAAAACAGAAATGACAACTTCTAAAAGTTACAGATTGTAACGTATAACACTTAAAAGGGTCGTATCAAGCTCTGTATGGAGTAATGATACGACCCTTTTGGGGATCTTTTAGGATGCTCAAATTTCAAATTATAAGTTCATCTTTTTAATAATTGAGTTTTGACACACCCTCTTTGTCGTAATCGTACGTATGAATGGCAATACACCTATTCACATACTCGTATAAATACATTGTTGGCAATGGGAATACGCATAGGTCTCACTACTTCATGTCGTCATATCATTAGCCTGATAATTAGACATATCCCAACCATTTATACCCAGCGAAAAGAAGATATTTGTTTTCTCTTTTCGCAAGTACAGCCTTTTAAATATGGCATTGCGCACCTGTTCCGCACCGAAGCTGTCAATGCGGAAAGCAAGTGCGACTATCATCGGAAAGCTGAACACATCGGCATGATACCCGTTCTCCTGCCGAACATACTTCTGTACCTCGTATTCTTTTAATGCTCCACTGTTATAGATGTTTCTGATGGCAGAACGAAGTGTCGGAGCAATTACTCCGAACAGTTCCACCAATTCCGGCTCGCTCATCCAAATGTTTGAGACATTCTCCGGCATGATGATATTGCCGGATTCATTCACTGTTATGCTGTTTCTTCTCATACTCATGACATCGTTATTCCGTTAAACGTCTTACTCAGTTTGTCGCCGAACATGGTCAGGTCGTTGTCGAGCTTCTGCGTGGTTATCTTTGCGTAGAGTTGGGTCGTGACTATATTCGTATGTCCCAACACACGGCTTACGCTTTCAATGGGCATCCCCTTGCTCAAAGCTAATGTTGCGAAGCCATGACGACTGCAATGAAATGATATTGACTTGGTTATGCCACATTCCCTTATCATCCGTTTCAACGGTTTGCAGATAGACCAATAGTTCAAGCCGGGGAATATACGATTGTCTTTCTGCATCGGTCGGTAGCGTTCGACTATCTGCAAGGGTATATCCAGCAGCTTCACTTGGAAGGCGACTTTTGTCTTGTGGCGTTTGGACAATATCCACTTCTCGCCGTTCACCTCCACGATGTTGTCATTCGTCAGTTCCTGAATGTCCACGAATGACAAGGCGGTGAAACTGGCAAAGATGAAAATGTCACGGATGTATGCGAGCTTGCTGTCTGCAAACTCATGTGTCATGACCGCTTTCAGTTCATCCTCCGTCAGATATTCCCGTTCTTTCACATTGGGGCTGATATGAAACTGGATGAAAGGATTGCGCGGTATCAACCCGTTATAATGCGCTTTCATGACCACGCCTTTCAGCCACATACAGTTTGCCCATATCGAACCGTTCCGCAATCCGGCTTCAGTCGAGAGGTATGCGGCGAACTCCTTGATGAAATCGGGAGTAAGTTCCAACATGGACATATCGCTGCGTCTGTAAAACGACTTGATAAAGGCGGCTACATGGTTTCTTGCCCGTACACGTGCCCGATAGGTAGCCATTACCCTGTCTTTGCCTACCCGTTTCTTGAACACTTCGTTCTCACGGTCGAATGCTTTTAGCAGCGTCTCATACTCGCTGCCGATTCCCTGATAGGCGTTGCGCACCATCTCAGCCGTAACAAATGCCTCGCGGTCTGAAATGCGCTGGTAATGTTTGATGATTTGCGCCTTGATGTTGTCAAGGGCAAGGTTGATGTCTCGTGCCTCGCGGCTCTTGCCTTTCGCCTTGTTTCCTTTCACGTCCCAAAGCGTTTTCGGGATGTTCTGCTTACAACTGAACTGCGCCACAGTCCCGTTGATTGTCACTCGTCCCATGATGGGGACAATACCGTTTTTCTCCTTGCTGCCGTTCACGTAGAACAGAACCTTGAATGTGCTTCTTGCCATACTCGTTTTTTGTTTGCAAAGTTATTACTCAACGAGTTAGACCTTGATATGCCAACCTGTGCCACAAGCTGCCAAATACAACACGGTGTGTTAAAAATCACCATTCGGCGGGTAATGATTTGGAGACCGTTCTTCTTCATAAATCCGCTTTCCTTTACGTTACCTCGATTTTTCGCCTGTCCTCATTTGTCTTCGCAAACGCCTTATTGACAGGCATTACGAAGACATTTGTCCCTTTTTATTCGTCTTTTCCAGAGATTTTTCATAACTTTGCCGTGACTCGCACATTCCGAAAGAGTGGCAACAAAAAAACTTGTACGAAAACAGATTCTTTCCTGCCGGAATTGTCAAAGAAAGGAAGCAAGGATAATATTTTGGTGAACAGAATCGTGTACGAAAGTATATAATATAATGTAAGAATGAACACAAAGATTGACATAGCATACGCTCGCCAACAAACCGATATGGCAGATTTTTTATATTACCTTACTTCCGTATATGGTGAACAGCTCTATACGGAAAAAATAAGATTGAAGAACTTGATAGCCGAGCTCTACGGAGGAGAAGAGAAAATAAAGCGACTCTATTCCCGTGCCATCATGGAAGATGGGTTATCCCAACGAATCTATGCCCTATTGCAGAAAAGCATGAACGAAAGACAGCCTCTATTGGATGCCATCGCCTGCCGCTTTGCCGAGAACAACTTCTTGTCTGAGAAGATAGGGAAGAAAGTGACAAATGCATTTGCGGAAGGGATTACGTTGTTTGGAGTGCTTTCCACACAAGTTGGAGAATCTGATGGGGAATGGGTGGATAAGTATGGGGTAAAGTATAGTGCGGATAGAAGGAAATTAATATGGTGCACTAATTGGGATTTAGAAGATTATTCAATATTAAATGGGGTACAGGTCATTTGTGATAGTGCCTTTTACGATTGTTCATCCTTACAAAGTATTCATATTCCAAACAGCGTGAAAAGCATTGGAAATAATGTCTTTGAAGCGTGTTCTTCCTTGCGAAGTATCCATATTCCAAATAGTGTAAAAAGCATTGGAGATAATGCTTTTTGGGGTTGTTCCTCCTTACAAAGTATCCATATTTCGGACAACGTGGCAAACATTGGGGATAACGCCTTTTGCTGGTGCTCATCCTTACAGGATGTCCATATTCCGGACAGCGTGAAAAGCATTGGAGATTCTACCTTTTCCAAGTGTTCCTCTTTGCAAAACATCTATATTTCGAACAGTGTAATTAGCATTGAAAGAAAGGCTTTTGAGGATTGTTCTTCCTTGCAAAGTATCCATATTCCGGACAGTGTGACAAGCATTGGAGAATATGCCTTTAAAGGCTGTTCCTCCTTACAACACATTCATATATCAAACAGTGTGACAGATATTTGGAGAAATACCTTTGAACATTGTTCTTCCCTGCAAAATATCCAGATTCCGAACAGCGTGACAAGCATTAAAGAATATGCTTTTTTAGGTTGTTTCTCCTTACAACGCATTCATATCCCAAACAGTGTGACAATTATTTGGAGAGATGCCTTTTTAGGTTGTTCTGCATCATTTGATGTAGATGTAAACAATCCTCATTATACATCTATAGATAGAGCTCTTTACTCAAAAGATAGGAAGAAGCTTATCAAAGGAAATACGAAAAAAGATTTTATTATACCTTATGGCGTAACAAGCATTGGAGATTGCGCTTTTTACGGATACTCATCCTTACAAAGTATTCATATCCCGGACAGCGTAACATGTATTGAAGATTACGCCTTTTCCAAGTGTTCCTCCTTACAAAGTATCCATATTCCTAACAGTGTGACAAGCATTGGAGCTCATGTCTTCTCGGAGTGCTCATCTTTGAAAAACATCCATATTCCAGATAGCGTAACAAGTATTGGGAGATCCACCTTGCAAAATATCTCTCTGAACTGGATGATAGTAAGGCTAGTCGGTCGTGCCTTTTATGGTTGTTCCTCTCTACAAAGTATCCGTATTCCAAACAGCGTGGAAAGCATTGTAGATTCCACTTTTTCCAAATGTTCGTCCTTACAAAGCATCCATATTCCTAACAATGTGACAAGCATTGGAAATTACGCCTTTTCAGAGTGCTCATCCTTGCAAAACATCCATATTCCGAACAGCGTAACAAGCATTGGTAGATGCGCATTTTATGGATGTTCTATGTTAAATATAGACGTAGATGTGAACAATTCTAATTACATATCAATAGAAGGGGGGATTTATTCCAAAAATAAAAAGATACTTATCAGAGGGAATGCAAAAGAAGACTTTGTTATTCCTTTTGGCGTGACACACATCGAAGAATATGCCTTTTCTGGATGCTCAACATTACAAAGTATCCATATCCCAAATAGCGTGACAAGTATTGGAAATAATGCCTTTTCCGGATGCTCATCCTTGCAAAGCATCAATATCCCGAACAGCGTGGAAAGCATTGGAGA